TCACCTATTTATATGGCCAATGATGGCACAGCATTAAGAGCTGTTACAAACGCAGTTAATTCTGCACAAGAAAACCCTGTAAAGGAAAACGCAGTAGATAAACAGTTATACTGCCTAGGCGAATTTGATACAGATACTGGTGTTATTGAAAGTGATGTTAGATTTATAGCTAAACTTGCTGACCTTATAACAAAGGAGTAAGCCTATGAAATTTTATAGCGCATATAATCCTTCCCCTACTATCCCTACCCCTACTGGTGATGGTACAGAAGATAAGTTTGAATTAAGAATAGACAAAAACGGTGTAAAGAATTTAGAGAAAGTAGGCAAAACCAACTTATATGAAAAAATACAAGCTGGTTTAGAGCAAACTCTAATATATAACATACTTGAAAGGTTTAATGCCGGTGATACTGCTGTATTAGAAAAAGCAAAAGGCCAATTTGGAGACTTTACTCAATTCCCTACTAATTTAGCAGAAGCACAACAACAAGTAATAAATGCTGAAATTATGTTTAATGAATTACCTGTTAAAGTTCGTAAAGAATTTAATGAGTCTTACACACAATTCCTAGCAAGTTTTTCTGATGGTTCATATAAAGAGATTTTTGAAAAATATTTGCCAAAAGATGCAGTTAAAGAGGTTTCAAAAGAAGAAGTTATAAAACCTGATGCTGTAAAAGATTTAAATACTCAAATAGCATTAAAACAACAAGAACTTGCTAATTTACAATCACAAGTAAAAGGAGAAACAGTAAATGAATAGAAACGCCCAATCAAGATTTAGTGTTAACCCCACTAACTTAGATATATCTCGTTCAAAATTTGACCGTTCAAGTCAGTTAAAAACAACGTTCAATGCTGGTGAATTAATTCCAGTATTTATAGATGAAGTGTTGCCTGGTGATACATTTAATATGTCAACTGCCCTAGTTATTCGTATGTCTACCCCTATTCACCCTATCATGGACAACCTTTATTTAGACCTATATTTCTTCTCTGTACCTAACCGTTTAACCTGGGACCACTGGGAAGAATTTAACGGAGAGAATAAAACTAGTGCATGGGAACAAGAAACAACCTATGAGATACCACAATTAACAGCCCCATCTGGTGGTTGGCAAAAAGGTACTATCGCAGACTATTTTGGAATTCCTATTGGTATTGCTGGTTTAAGCATTAATGCCCTACCTATTAGAGCATACTGCTTAATCTGGAACGAATGGTTCAGAGACCAAAACTTACAAGACCCTACATATTTAGCATTAGACGATACAACCGTAGCAGGTTCAAATGGTGCTACATATCAATCAGATCCAGTTAAAGGTGGAATGTGCTTACCAGTTAATAAATATCATGATTACTTTACTTCTGCCCTACCTGAGCCACAAAAAGGCCCAGACGTATTGCTTCCACTTGGTGAAAGTGCACCTGTAATAACAAAAGTTATGACAACTAATCAAGTTCCAGCAGGAAATGAAATGTTGAAATGGCGAGCAGTAGGTACAGGAACACTAGGAGACACAAACTCATATAACTTGATAATAGGCGGACAATCTTATCAACCAACAGAAGCAAGAGAAGGAGCAACATTAGGAGAATATAGAGCAAGTGTTGCACCTGCAAACTTATGGGCGGATTTAAATTCCGCAACAGCTGCAACAGTCAACCAATTAAGATTAGCATTCCAAACACAAAAACTATACGAAAAAGACGCACGTGGTGGTACACGTTATACAGAAATTATACGTTCACACTTTGGTGTAACTTCACCAGACGCAAGACAACAAAGGCCTGAATATTTAGGCGGTAAACGTATTCCTATCAATATCAGTCAAGTATTACAAACATCTGCTACTGATGAAACATCTCCACAAGGTAATACAGCTGCATTCTCACTTACAGCAGATAGTTCTGTATCATTTACAAAATCATTCACAGAGCATGGCTTTATTATTGGTGTAGCTTGTATTAGAACAGAACATACATATCAACAAGGTATTGAAAGACTTTGGTCTAGAAATAAACGTTTTGATTACTACTGGCCAGTACTTGCAAATATAGGCGAACAAGCTATATTAAATAAAGAAATTTACGCACAAGGAACTTCTCAAGATAATGAAGCTTTTGGTTATCAAGAAGCTTGGGCTGAATATAGATACAAACCAAGTCGTGTTTCTGGTGCATTTAGAAGCAAATACGCACAAACTTTAGACAGTTGGCACTTTGCTGATAGCTATGACTCACTTCCTACCCTAGGTTCTACCTGGATAAAAGAAACAAAGAATAACGTAGATAGAACGTTAGCAATAAATAGTTCTAAAGCTGACCAGTTTATAGCTGACTTCTACTTTAAAAATATTTGTGTACGTCCAATGCCTATGTATTCGGTCCCTGGTCTAATTGACCACCATTAGAGGTGATATATGAAGTTTGGAACATTTTCAGATCTTAAAAAAGGTTGGAATAATACTTGGAACACTATTTCAAAAGGAATTGGTAAAGTTTGGAATAATTTAACCGGTTCAACGGCTAAAATGGAATATAACGCGCAAGAGGCTCAAAAACAACGTGATTTTGAGGAACGTATGAGTAGTACAGCTCATCAACGTCAAGTTGCTGACTTAGAAGCTGCTGGGTTAAATCCAATTTTATCTAGTAATGGAAATGGGTCATCTACTCCCAGTGGTTCTAGTGCCTCTTCTGTTGGTGGTTCTGGTAATCCACTTGCTGCAATAGCTGGTCTTATATCTTCTGCTTCACATATTATGAGTGAAACAAACCAAAAAGACTACAACGAAAAAATGTTATCTCACAAAGAAAAAAGTTTAGCAGAACGTGCAAGAGATAAAGCAGTAACAAATCAACTATACGATAAATCTGGTAAGTTAATTAGCACAGCAGAAAGTTTGATACGTAAATTATAGCTCAACGGGGAGCACCCCGGCGCACCATGGGTTGCGAGACCCATATACACCCTAATTAATACACCTAAGTAAAGTGCGCAGAATTTGGATTGAGGAACTTAACTAGTCCCTCTCTCCCTTTCCCCGTTATTAACTATCGATTAATACAACAAATAAACAAATACACTTACAAGGCGAGTAGCCTCCACTATTGCTAATTGTGAAAATCAGCTCCATAACCTACTTGATGTAATGGAGCTGACTGACACAATTTCTATTGTGGCAGAAAAAAAAGGAAAAAAACATGTCCTGTTATCACCCTTTAAAGGCTTTTGATACTGGTTATGTTAATCCTGAAACTGGTAAACCAATTTACAAGATATGTTCACAAGAGATTGAGTTCATATACAAACCACGTAGTTTAGGCGTAGCATATTCACAGCGTTTAAAAGACGTATGGAGTGATTTAAAGATATATAAATCAATAGATATTCCATGTCAAAAATGTATTGGTTGCCGTTTAGATTATTCAAGACAATGGGCGAACCGTTGCGTTTTAGAAGCAAAACAATGGGAACACAACGCCTTTCTTACCCTTACCTATGATGATGAGCATATACCCCACTCTACACGCATAGATAAAGAGACTGGCGAAGTTTTACCCGTTCAAACACTAAAACCGTCTGATTTGACCAAATTTTTGAAAGATTTGCGTAGGTATTATGAATATCATTTTAATCATACTAACATTCGCTTTTATGCCTGTGGAGAATATGGAACAACAACACAACGTCCACATTTCCACGTAATAGCATTCAATTTGCCTATTCCAGATAAAAAATTCTTATGTACTACAAACGCAGGTAGTAAAATATACCTATCAGAAATAATATCTAAAATATGGAACAAAGGAATTATATCTGTAGGTGAAGTCACCTGGGATAGTTGCGCTTATACTGCTCGATATGTAATGAAAAAGATTAAAGGCAAAGAAGCAAAAGAAATTTATGCAGATTTAGGCCTAGAACCTGAATTTACACGTATGAGTAGAAATCCTGGTATAGCAAGAGACTACTATGAAGAACACAAAAGCGATATATATGAGTATGACGAAATCATTATACCTAAAAAG